CTCCCAAATCCTGTTGCTCCATAGAGGGGTGCAAAGGTATGAGCTTTTGCTTCTTGCCTAGTAGTCTTCTGACCTGATTCCGTAATGACAGAAGCAGTGTATGCATGTACATCAAATCCATCTCGTATCTCCTTTATTGCTATTTCGTCTTGTGATAAGTAAGCTGCCGTTCTAAACTCTAACTGTGCGAAGTCAGCTTCTAATATTTTGCCACCCTGCCACCTTGATATAAATACCTTTTTAACAGGGAACGTGCCACCTCTAGGCATGTTCTGCATATTAGGGTCAGCACCACTAAATCTACCTGTTGAAGTTCTGTGTTGTAATAATCTCACATGAAGCTTGCCGTCAGATTTAACGTGTGTGCTGATACCCTCAACAAAAGATGATAAATAAGTATCTAATGCAGACAGTCTTTGTAAGTCAGTCAAAAAGTTTACTGCATCTGTAAGGTTATTCTTTTTAGCTACGTTACGTAGTATGTCTAGATAAGCTTTATTGGTAGTAAAACCATTAGCACTTATCCACTTAGCATTAGGTGCAGAAAACTTCAACCCTGCTACCAAATTCGTATTATTAAATAGGTAGCCAGAAGTATTACAAGGTATACACCTACTTGGTTTAGAGTATAGATTACCATCTTTCTTTACCTTTCTTATATATCCTTCTCCCCTACATGTATTACACTTTACTGCTTCAGTTTTATATACAGTATTAGAATACTCTCTAATATTATCTTTGTATTCCGTAGTACCCATATAAGGATGGAAGTTGTTTGCCCACATAGCTTTGTCTAAAGGTTTCTTGCTATATATAACCCACGACATTTGCTCAGGACTGTTTAAATTAATAGGTGTGTCTCCCATTAAGTTACGAACTTGTTGAGTTAATCTCTTCTCAATGTCTTGCTTTTCTCTCTCAAACTCAACCCTAACTTCGTCTAATTTGGAAACATCTACTTTGAAACCTCTTCTATATATCTTACCTAATGTAACTGCAACTTGATTAGTTAGCACCACAGTTTCCATGAGAGAACTATATTCGACAGTGTTCAACTTCTTATATATCTCATCAGATAACTGCTGTGTTGCATGTAAGTCAGCAGATAAATAGCTAGAGAGTTCATCAGCAGGTATCTCATCTACACCTACACCTTTCTTAAAATATTCTTTTAACGTATCTTGTTTCTGTGTATCTAAAGCATATCTTTCAGCACATGCTTCAAGAGATAGAGGTTGTTTGTTACCACGTTGTAATACATATTCTCCCAACATTGTATCAAAGACTGCTCCATCATATTTAAATCCACATTCCCATAACCACAATAAATCGTGAACAATATTATGCCCAATCAATATTGTTGCTTCATCTATCAACTCTTGGACACCTGTAAAATCATCACGAAACAAATACTCTTTTCCTGTATCTGTTAGACAACCTACCATGACAAGTTTGTTCGTAGATTCAAATGGGTCAAGATGCATCTTACCACCACGATGAGTAACGGTATTTTCTACATCAAGTGTTAATTTCATTATTGAATATCCCCTCTTCTCTTTGTACTTGTGTGTGTTCAGCATGACAATTAGCACACAAAACTCTACACTTTCTCATTTCATTTTTTAATGATTTAAAACTATAACCACTCATTCTGCTAATATCCATAGTTTTATTATGTACATCAACATGGTCAAATTGTAAAGCCTCATTACACTTTTTATATCCACAAATACTACAACCCAAAAACAGTTTTACTCTCTTAATAAATTTTTTAATCTTTTTACTGTGTTGTTTTTTATCCCTGCTTTTCCTAATAGCTACTTTAACCATAGTCTGTGGTGAGTTCCACATTTCATATATATTATCACCCCTTGTGTAATAATATCTAAATGTGTAACCATCCTCTCTTACAAAGCTAGGTTTAAGAGGTAGATTTAATCTCTCTGCATCTGCTCTATTAAGATATTTCATTTTCATTTTACGTATTGGTAAATGTATCATACCTCATACCTTCCTATTTGATAATTTAAATTACAATGAACGACACCATGCCATCCTGTAAGTTTATTCTTTACCACATTTAAATGCCTTTGTAAATCCTCTTCTGTCTCATCTTGTCTTGGAGGATTCTTAGCTATAAGAATCATAAGGTCAGCTTCAGCAGCTTTACCTGTACGACTACCTTCCATCATACTTTGATTGAGTAACACCTTACCCTCTGCATCAGCAGATAACTGTGACATATAAAACATAGCACATTGATGTTCTTTAGCAATCATACGAGCATGTATAGCATTAGCTTTGAGTGCTTCATCTGCCCTAGCAAAACCTGCTGTACGTGCAAACTTATCTCCCATATCTAATATTACAATGTCAGGCTTATATGCTTTACACACACTCTCAACCCAAGACATGTCACGACCTGTCGCATCCTTAATCTTTATATTCTTTTTGATTGGTTCATACAAGTCACGAGCCTTCGTAGGGTTTGCCTTTATCTCTCGCATTGTCATACCTGTAGCTGCAGTTAAGTATCTTGCACCCACTCTATGACTACCCTCTTCGTTACATAAGATAATACAACTCGCACCCTGCCTTGCTAAACCATCAGGTCCTGCTAACAAACTCGCATGAAAAGAAGTCTTACCTGTATTAGGTCTTGCTCCTATCTCAATCAAGTGTCCTGCATTGATGCCCTCAACCTGCCTTGTTAAGGATGGCACGTTAAATGTCCATCTTGCTTCTAAGTCATTCTTTGCTAATAAAGTTTCTATATCCATGTCATCCCACTCCACGTTAAGGTTAGGTGTAAAATCATCTCCGTACATCTCAAGTATGTGACGTATAGGTTCTAAGCTTGAGTGAGAACCATTCACATAATCAAATCCTATGTTAGCAATATCTTCGCCAACGACTTGTTGAAATAACTTTGATAACACTTCTTGTGCTATGTCTGCTCCCATAGGTTGTTCATTCTTAATTTGTCTGAACAAAGAACTATAAGCTTGCTTCTGTGCAGTAGTCATAGACGGATTGTTAGACATAAACAAGGCTTCAATCTCATCAGGTGTAACAGTACGTTCATACCTACTCATGGCAGTATCAATAGCCTGTTTAATCTTTCTAGTATCCTTACTAAATAATCTATCAGGACATCTAGCTCCTCTGTGGTCATCATAGAATGTTTTATCCATGAGACTTCGTACTAATGCTAATTCCATTTCTGTGTCTCCTTTGGGGTTAATAGTTTCAAATTATCTTCGTCTTCCTTTAGTCTATATTTTATATCATCTTTAAGCTTTAGTATCTTTACATCTTTTACATATGTTCTCAAGTCTTTTGCAAAAGCTAGGGTCTTAGGTAATGCATCAGGGTCTAAAGCAATTATTGCAGTAGAGAATTGTGAAAGGAATCGTTTGTGTGATTCTGATAATGATGTACCCAACACAGCTACCCCAGCATATACATCACTTCCAACAACGACTGCACTCACACAATCCTCTACTACGACTGCGATACTACCACAACCAAATGAATAAGGCAAGTCCGAGTTACCATAACGTTTCCACTTAGGTAACTTATTATAGATTGACCTTCCTGTAGCATCAACAATCTTTCCATCTTTCTTTATAGGAAAGACTACTCTACTTTCTTTTACATCATATAATAAATCTACTTCATCTATCTCTATACCCCACAGTTCACAAAAGTCCATAACTTCTTTTCTATAACCATGTGACACGATGTAATCAGGCATCTCATACCTACTATCATCACTTTTTTCTTGTTTCTTTTGGATAGAACGTATCTCATCGACAGTTAAGTGTACACGAGAACTACCTTTTGTACTACAACCTGCTTTATAACAGTTCCAAAGGAGTGAACCCATATTGTTTGTTACAGAAAATGTTTTGTAAGAATTACATAGAGGACAATTTAATCTTTTAGTCTCTCCATTCTCTACATTTAAATGTATTACATATTCATATATATTAATCATAATATTATATTACTCCTTTGTGTCGGCATATAACATGCTTGTACCATGGGTTTTATTTTCTGTCAACCCCCTACGAGTTTGCAATGCTAAATTAGCACTCGTGAAGGTATTTTTCATATAAGGTTTTACAGATTGTGGATTAGCATGACCTGTAACGGACATAATGTTGCCCATTGACACACCTGCATCTACCATTTCAACTGTACCTGTCCTACGTAAGTCAGAAAGACGAAGTTCCTTAGAGAGTCCAGCAGAGTCCATAACTTTTCTAGCTACTAGGGGTAGCTTAGTGAGTGAATAAGGCACGTAAGACCCTCTGTATGCTCGTGGGCGAGGTACTACATACTTTTGAAACCCATAATCCTCGTGTTGCTGACGTAACATCTCTGATAACTCATCAGATATAGGTAAGAACACCTCTGCTCTTCGTTTTGATTGTAGTAAATACATTTTATTCTCATCTAAATCTATACTAGACCATTCCAACAATCGCATATCGCCAATTCTTTGACACCATTCATATGCCATATGTGCAATCAATCCTATACTTCGTGTTTTGAAGTCTGAGTAGGCAGTATCAAGAAACCTGATAACGTCTTTCTTAGACCACACAACCTTACGATTATGAGATACACGTTTCTTTATATTACTAAAAGGGTTCGTGCCACAATGTTCCATATTTATGCCATAATTGAGTAATACCCTAGCTACGGACATGATGTGATTAGCCATAGATATACCTCTATCACACCACACATTGTATGCTAACTTAGCCATCTTAGTAGTCAAACTAGACAGTACGAGACTGCCTAGCTTCTGATTTTTTTGAACAGAAGTGTTGGAAAATACATCTAAAAAGTATTTATACTGTGCTTTAGTTTCTGCTCGTAAGTTATTGTATTCAAAGGATAAATAGTAATCCTGAATGAGGGTTTTTACTTTCATACTAAGCTACCATCAAGGACTTGAACTCAGGAGATGATACCCATTGTGATACCTTCTGCTCTCTTGCCCACATAGATTGTGCAACAGTATCCTTACCTGTATTTCGTAAGGCAAAACCATTTCTGTCATCTGCATAAGATGCATAGTTTGTGAAGGCAGAGTATAAGGCGAATACATTCTTACCTCTCTTAGATATTTCTACACAAGCTAACTCGTACATCTTCTTAGCTAACTTTTCTGACTTGATTATCTTCTCAAGTAAAGTTTTACCATCTACGTTGAGTGGTGTATCAGCCATTGACTGTAGATAACTCTGTCTTGCATCAAAATTACTTTTAGAGTTCTTGAGTTCCCATATGAACGTATCTATATTGAACCCTGATGTGTTCTTCTTACGCACTGTGTCGTACTCTCCTGTAATCTGACCATTAGTACAGAAGGTATCTATAGCACCAAAGTGTACTTGATTAGAACATGAGCCATCAATAGCATGTAAGCCTATAATTCTTTCATTGATAACTGTCTGATGTTTAGAGGTAGTTATAGTATGTGATACATTAGGTAATGTGATGTCTACTAACGACCATGCATTATTCCTAGCACTTCTAAGTTTAACCTTTGCACCATACAAATCTTTGAAGTCACGATTGTCTTGTATAACATCTTCCATAGCATCAAAAAATGCAGGATGTGATGCACACTTGAACCCACTACCAACGATACCCATGTACTCGCCTGTATCTTCTCTGACTACATACTTGTGGTCTCTCATCTTAGTAGGCTCGTAAGCTACCTTGAAGTTTAAGTTATCATCTAATTTAATTAATTTGTCTTGTACTATATCTAATGGCATATTATATTCTCCTTTGTAAATGTTGCCACAAGTTGTGGCATTTGATTGTTAATAATTGTGTTGTATAAGATATTGAGACAGAAGTCAAGTCTTATATTCATAAGACCCACTCCATCTTGTGTAATGTCCATGTTCACACTCAACTTTAGCACCAACAATATTAGCAAGTTGAAACTCCATTCCATCTAGCTTACATATCTGTTCATAATCTAGTGGTACTTTTTCGTCTGTGTTAGCATTAATACTACGTAAGTCCTCAAGCATATCTAGTATCTGCTTTGCCTGATGTTTAGTTAAATTGAGTATCTTATTTATTTCTTTTGTTTTCTTTTTAGTCATAATATTATTATCCTTTCTGTTATAAACATTTACAAAATGTATTGATGATAGCCATTGCCATGATGTATGTGATGTATAATGTTATCACACCACCAAAGCAAACGCTAAACAATTTACTTAACATCAATATATACTCTCAAGTGAGTTGACTCATCTCTACTCTGACCATATTCAGTAGCACCTGTACCCCTTAACTCAGGCTTGATGTGTTGTCCACGTACTCTCATCTTATAT